TCGTTTCTCGGTTCTAAGCCATACACTAACGAATCGTACATTGACTACATCAATACAGTTTTCCCACGTTCTTCTGACAAGCGAGTCAAAGAAGGTATGACAACTGCAGAGTCATTGTCACGAAATGCGAAACTTGCCCTTGATGTGTTGGAAACACAACCTGGTGCAAACTACGCAGAGGGTTCGTGGTGGCAAGCATTCAACTCCATCACTTACATAACAGATCACGTACAAGGTCATAACCAAGAGAATCGTCTTGCAAACAGTTGGTTCGGTTATAACCAAAGTAAGAAACGTGATGCGTTGCAAACTGCAATCAAATTTGCAGAGGCGGCATAATGGATTATAGTATGAGATTACGATCTGTTGTGAGAGATTCCAAGGCAATTGCCTTGGGTCTCCCTCGCGTAGAAGCAGAAATCAAACACCTTGAAGGTGTAAAACGAAAAGTGCGGTCAGTAAAACAACGTCTCGAAAGACTTTATACTGCACGTAGACATCTAATAGAGTCACCAGAAGAATCAAAGTCTCTAGTAGAACAATTGAAAGCAATTCAAAATGGCGAAAAAGCATAGTCCAGATCAGTATGCGGCATGGGCACGTGACTGGGGTATAGATGGTTTCGAGCATTGGGACCCGAAGTTAAAAGAGAAAGCACGACAGAGAGCACTCAAATACTCGCGTCAGAAACAAGAAAAACAAAACAAACCATACAAGAAATGAAAAGACCTTCGGGTCTTTTTTTATTTACAAACTATTATAAATAGTCTATAATTGCTTCTGATAAGGAAAAAAGATGATTACATTTGATTTTTTAAGAGAGGGTGCACTTTCTCTACCAGAGATACAAAAGTATGACTGGAGAATAAAGTTGTTCCTAAAGAAATATCAGAACGGAGAATCGTTTGAGACAAATGACGGTTCTAATGTAGTCATTGAAAAGAATCCCGAAGTAGAGAAAGCAATTAAGTCTGGTAAACAAGAACGTGGTTTTAAATTTAAAACAAAAGATGGTAAAGAGATTGGATTTAATAATCTCAAAAAGACAGTAGAGTTTGGTGGTGGGACATCTGGTTCTGGTGGTGGAGCAAAGCAAACTGCCTCGGCAGAGTCTGCACAGTGTGTATATGCTCAATGTATCTGGGACAATCCGAATACTTTATGGTCGGTGGATGAACTGAAAGCGGCACATGCCAAAGTAAATGTTGATACATCATTCGAGGATATAATGGCATTGCCAGAAGTCTGGAGAGTATCATCTATTCGCGGTGCTGAGATATTAAAGAGAGCACTTGGTAGAAAGAAGTACAAATGGTATCGAGGAGAAGGTCTTCAAAAGTATATGGAGAAACGATTCAAAGAATTGAACAATGCTTCTGGCAGACCTTTCAATGATGTAAACAAATGGTCACCTGCAGATATCTGGATTGAAGCAGTTGACTCTCAGAAATACGATTGGGAAAGTGCTGAGTCAATAACATCACTAAACAATATGTTACTACAGGCATATGCAAATCGTGATGTGATGGGCATATCCCTCAAAAAAATTACTGGTAAGAAAGCAAAGGTTGTTCAAGTAAACTATAAGAAACCTTTCAAAGAACCAAAGTTTAAGAGTCTATCTTTTGGTAAGAGAGATTACTGGAAAGCAAAAGATGGTTACATTATGTTTCAGGAAGGAGAGATACAGTTCAGGACTTTCCCTACCTTCCAAGCAGAGATTATAGGAAAAGCGGCAAAACACGGAAAAGTTTCTGGTGGTCAAGGTGCCTCTTCTCCTATGGGTAAAGTAATGAAACTTGCAGGAGCAAAACCATTAGAAGACCAGAAGCAACTGGTACAGATGTTCCGTAAGAATAAAGATGGATTTATGAAGAAGTGGTATGATGAATATAATAAATCCCCAAATGCAAAATTAACCCTTGACAAGTTTAAAGAACTTGCTAAGAATAAAGATGACAACTGGGCAGTATCTAAGTATTTGGTTACTAGTATATTCAACAGTCTAAAAGGTAAAGAACAAAAGTTTCTTACTCTAATGTTTAGATTTGCCTCATCACAATCTGCAAACTCTGCAGTACACTTAAAGGTAAAATAATGCAATTTTCGGATTTCATAACAGAACAAAAGAATACACACATGACACACATTGAGGACAAAGTTCTTTATGGTGGAGTCAAGGGAACTCGTGATGCTATCCTTGCTTTACGATCTCTACGTGACATGCTTGGGGGTGAAGGGGATGGTAAGGTATCTGTTAAGTGGGACGGTGCTCCTGCTATTTTTTGCGGAACCGATCCACGAGACGGAGAGTTCTTTGTTGCTAAGAAAGGAATCTTTGCCAAAACACCAAAAGTCTATAAAACAAATGCAGACATTGATGCCGATACCAGTGGAGACCTCAACACTAAAATGAAATTGGCATTAAAACATTTACCTGAGTTAGGAATAAAAGGTATCATTCAAGGGGATTTTTTGTATTCTAAGAATGATGTAAAAACAAAAAAGATTAAGGGGAAGGACTATGTTACCTTTCATCCAAATACTATCGTCTATGCGGTGCCTAGAGAGTCGGATGCATCTGATGCTATTATCAAAAGTAAAATTGGAATTGTCTGGCATACAACCTACAAGGGTAACTCCTTCGAGTCTCTCCGCGCTTCGTATGGAGTTGATGTATCCAAGTTTAACTCAACCAGAAATGTGTGGAGTCAAGACGCAACGCTCAGGGATTTAACTAACCTAACTATGAATAGGAAGGATACAGATGAAGTTAATGAATATCTATCAACTGCTGGTAAAATATTTAACCAGATTAGTGGGACTACTCTTAGGACTCTTGAAAAAGATCCTGCGCTTGCCCAACTTATTGAGCAATTTAATAATACGTATGTTCGCAGGGGTGAAGTCATTAAGAATACCAAGACCCACGCTTCGCGTCTCATTTCTTGGATTAAACAAAAATACCAAAAAGAAATCGACAAGCGGAAAACGGAAAAAGGGAAGTCCACGCAACAAAAAAAGTTAGACGAAATATTAAGTTTCTTTTCACCAGGGAACCGCCAATCTCTGGTGAAAATGTTTGATCTACAGAAGGTCATAGTTCTTGCGAAAATGAAACTTATAAATAATCTTAATAAACTCTCAAACGTAAACACGTTTCTCAAAACCAAGAGGGGATATCGTGTTACAGGACAAGAGGGTTATGTCGCTATAGACAAACTTGGTGGTGATGCAGTGAAAATTGTTGACCGTATGGAATTCTCCTACGCTAACTTTTCACCGAATATATTAAAGGGATGGGACAAACCAGGAAGGAATTAAAATGGCAAAACCATTGCGATTTAAAGATATGATCAATTCGGAACCTGCACCAGGTGAAGACGAATTAATCAATTATAGAAAATCCAAAAAGAAAAGAACCTATTCTGGCAACGAAGACGTTGAACCCGAAACCGAAGCACTTTCTATTGCACAACGAATGAAGGTTGGGCGAAGAATGAAGCGTCTCAAGCAAAAGATCAAGATTGGTCGAGAGAAAGCAAAGAGACGTATGGCAAATAAAGAGGTGTTACAAAGACGTGCACGTAAAGCGGCACGTAAGGCAGTTCTCAAAAAGTTAACTAAGGGTAAAGATAAAAATGATTTACCTTTTGCACGTAGACAAGAACTTGAAAAGAGACTAGATAAACCCTCAGTGAAGAAACGAATTGATATGATTGCTAAACGAATGTTCAAGGATGTTCGTAAGAAGGAAGTTGAAAGGAAAAAAGGTTGATAGGATCTTTTAAGAATTTTCTGGTAGAAGAAGAAAAGACAGTCTTCTTCACGTGGGGTAGAATGAATCCACCCACTATTGGTCATGAGAAACTATTGACTGTTCTCTCGCGTAAGGCAGGGAACAATCCGTACTTCGTTTACCTGTCACAATCCAGTGATCCAAAAAAGAATCCATTATCATATAAAGATAAAATAAAAGTCGCACGTAAGATGTTCCCACGTCATGCACGTAGGATTATGTTGGACATGAAGATCAAGAACCTATTTGATCTGTTGACAAAACTATATGATATGGGTTACAAGAATGTTACCATGGTTGTTGGTGCAGACCGCATCAATGAGTTTGATATTTTAATTAAAAAATATAATGCCAAGAAAGGCAAGCATGGTTTCTATAACTTTAGAAACATCAATGTAGTTTCTGCAGGAGACAGAGATCCAGATGCAGAAGGTGCAACAGGGATGTCTGCATCTAAGATGAGAGCGGCGGCAGGTAAAGGTGACTTCACAAGTTTTAGTCAGGGTTTACCAAAGACATTCTCTAACGCAGACGCAAAGAATTTATTCAACACAGTCCGTAAGGGCATGGGGTTGAAGGAACAAAAAGAATACAAAAATCATATACAATTGAACCCGATATCAGAGACACGAGAACAATATGTGACTGGTGATCTCTATAGCGTTGGTGATAAGGTTATTGTAAAAGAATCAGATGAAGTTGGTAAGGTTACTCACCTAGGTGCTAATTATGTTATCGTAGAGAAGAGTAACGTGCAGAAAAGATACTGGTTAGATGCAATAGAGTTGTTAGAGAAAACAAAGGTTGCTCAAGACCCAGATGTTAAAGACAAGAAGGGTACACAACCTAAGAAATATTTTACAGGTCTTTCCAAGTCTACAAAAGATAAAAGAGACGCACACTTTGCTAAAGGTAAAAAGAAAGCAGATAATGATCCGTCTGCATACAAACCTGCACCAGGTGATGCGGATGCTAAGACCAAACCGTCAAAGTATACAAAAGCATTTAAAGATATGTATGAAGAAGACGCACTGGCACGTGTTAAGAGAAAACATAAAAGAATTAATGATTTAGAAAAAGCAAGTGATGCCGCACGAAAAGTTCAACAAGATAAAGAAATGGATCGTGCTCGTACAACTGTTACAAAGCAAAAGAATAGGGAAACAAAATGAGTTTTAGAAAATTCTATGATGGACATGAACAGTTGAATGAGGAGACTCCTTATGACCGTAAGCAGAGAGCAATGGTCGTAAATCTGTCTCAAGCATATCGCATGTTTATCTCTGGTATGAGAGATAACAATAAAACACGTATGAATAATGCAAAAAAGAGAATAACAGAAATAGAATCTAAATTAGGGTTACCTGCACCAGGAGGAAGACTATGATAAAATTCAATGATTACATAAAAGAGGATGCAGGAAAGTCTCTTGCTGATAAAGCAAAGAAGTCTGGCATATCTGTTGGAACATTGAAAAAAGTTTACAACCGAGGCGTTGCCGCATGGAAGACTGGTCATCGACCAGGTACAACTCCATCCCAATGGGGACATGCACGAGTCAATGCATTCATCGTGAAGAAGAAACGCGGTGGACTTAATCACGATAAGGATCTAGCATAATGGATAAAAAAGATTTCAAACCACACATGATGTATGATCCTAAAACTGGTAAGGGTTATATGGCAAAGAAATATGCCGATCATGTCAAGATGGATAAGATGGGTTATACTCACGACAAACCAGAGATGAAAGAGTTTCATGCAAAGGGTATGGAACCTAGCAGTCGTAAGAAAGCAAAACCTAGTTCCACTAGAAAGTCTCTTGGGGATATCAGGAAACGTGCAGACTCAATGTCAATTGTTAGAAGTAAAAAGTCTACAGCATCAATGAGAAACAAAGCAGGGTTGGGAACACGTGAAGGTATGGAGAACATGTGTTGCAAAAACTGTGGTGATATGTTTGGTAAACCCACTAAAGAGAACAAAT